AAACATTCGAATAGTAAATTGTATATTTCTCTTGTATTATTTCCCCCAAGAGATGTCGCAATGCTAGCCATAATCTTTCAGATATATGCGTGCAAGTACCTCATGCTTTATTAAGCATCCCACTGAGGCATGTGCTATATAATCGCATAATTCTGCCAATTCATGTGGCTCGCATCGGTAGCGACGTGATAATGATTCCAATGAAATACGCACTTCGGCTCTACCGATAGATTTATTTATCAAGTCTTCGCGTAACGCGTTGACTGTCACTCCAAAATTGATGGAAGACGTTTGTATTTCAAAAGCATCATTTATGGCGTGTTTTCCCCAATTCAGGCGGCCAATATGAACATCCCTGTTGTATCTCGCGGCACGTGTCTCTAGTGGGACACTAGATTTTCCGTACACGCTATTTAAGTCACCGGGACATTTACCATAACCACGAAAAAAGGGCGCCAGGTTCATAATTGCGCGGCGTTGACCGTCTTCGTGCTCCACGTAAGAATGTTTTAAGAACTGCAAATCGTCTATTTCCTCGCAAACATTACATTTAACAATGTACCCAGCATCTTCAGCGCCTAACTCATAAGCGCGTATAACATTAGCTTTGGTCATCGGTACCTTTTGTAAACGGGATTCCATTGACATTGCAATCATTAAATTAGCGAAATTGTTCAATATTGTGGTCAAAACGGAACCACTATATAAACGTGAATACTGAAAATGATAAATGCATTTCTGCTTGCGGTTGTGTTTATTTATAACGCGCATTGGACGCTGCAAAAATTTAAAAGCTAAGTCCAAAGAATCACGGGTGTACAAAGTGTGTTTGTACCACGGATCAATGGTCAAAATTTTAAACAACGAATCAAATATGTGGTAATGCGAACCATCACACTGTGATATGTCACCATTGCACATTAAAACCCCATCATCACAACCAGCAGAAAAACAACAATCATCTGAAAAATAACAAAATCGTATTTTACCTTTGGGCACGGAAATTAACCACTCAAACACATCGTTTAAAACTTCTTTCTTTGGTGACGCTACAAATCTGGTTTCAAATGCACCAAAGTCATACTGATTCTCCCAAGCTTGCTTGTACATACTAATGCTCCATGCTGTTACTTGTGTGCGCAAAACACCTAGATCCCCAATGCCCCTCTTCTTCCCTGGTGCTAACCATTCACTAGATTTAAATTTATAATCAATGTATGGATCACGCTCATAGGAAAGGAA